TTCAGCCACCAGCCGATCCGGCGGAACAAGCGCCGCGAGCGTCTCTGTTGCCGCCCACCATTCGCCAATCACTCGATCAATGCCACGCTCTGACATTATCGCACCGTCGCTTTCTTTTTGCTGCCGGTGCTTTTGAGCGACTGTCGCAGGCTGCCACCAATCGCCGAGCCAAACATGTGCAGATTGTCCTCGACTGCAGGCTTGAGAAACGGTCGCTGTTTGCCGTCGCGCCTGAACTCCCACATTGCCATATACGGCGCGATCTTCTTATCAACAAACGTGCGGGCCTCGATCTTCTTTCCCTTCGTTCGCAGCTCCGCGGAGATACTCTGCCGCCCCTTGCCTGTCCTCATTCGCGGAGGCTCGCCCGGAAGGCTTGCCCCGCTGCGGTCGCTGGCTTGGCGTATGGTTGCCCCAGACAGGTCCGCCTCCGCCATCAACGCCAATTTGCCGTATTGCTTCTGCTCTGCCCGGAGTGCCTTATTGGCTGCCCTGAGCCTCTGCGTTTTGTCCCGCTGCCTTCGTCGATATTCGCGACGAATGCCCACCAGCGCCTTACTGGTGCGTTTGCGGGCCTGCCTCACAGCCTTCAGTGTCCGCCGTCGCAGTTTGCCGGACTTTTTCGCCAGCTTGCGGGACTGCTTTAGCGTGGCCTTCAGGCTGCGTTTTGCCTGTCGCGTCACTCGCTTGCTGGATCGCTTCGCCGTGCGTGCGAGGCTGTTTGATTGCAAGAATCGATCAACACGACGCACACGTTTCCGGGCCTGCTTGCGCACCGCCTTCGCATTGCGAGCCACGGCCTTGTTGGCCTTTGCTCGCAGTTTGGCGAATTGTGATTTTCGGCGTCGCTTTGCCACGGATCAATCCTGCGTGTTTTCCATTGCGTCTCGTGCTCGTTGTCGTCTTCTGCGCTGCATTTCTGCCCGTCGCTCTCGGCTCCGTGCAGCCTTCGTGGCTGCTGACGGTGTCTGCTGCTGCGGCTTCATTGCCGACAGTCGCTCTCGCTCCTCTGCCCGTCGCTTTCGCTGGCGTGCGTTCTTGCGGTCGCGTTCCTCTTTGGTCATCTGATAACGCTTGCTCACCAGTTGCCTTGCCACTCCCTTACAGAGTGTCGCGGCGTGTTGCAGGGCCTTTCCTGTTGCGGTCTCCAGGCTCCGCATCAGCTCCGGCCTGCGGTCGATCTTCTTTTTAACTTTAACGCTCACGTGTCTGATCGCCTGCAAATCAGATACGGCAGATCGATTCGACTAAACTGATTTTCCAGCCTCTCAATCCTGAATGCCTTCCCTGCAGCATCCACTACGGTGTCAACCGCGGAGATGTCGAGCAGGCTTTCGATGATGCAGTAAAACTCCGTCTCCATGCCACGCCGCTTGCCATCCTCGGTCATCTGGATATCAGCCGACGATGTGAACCACTTTGCCCGAATGCTTCCGGCCTCCGTGGTAACTGCCGACTGCTTCGCCTTCGCCTGCGTCGTGTAATGTCGCCGCCTTCGAAGCGTGATGAATTCGGTGAGTTGCTGGTGACAGTAGTGCCGCTGCATTGCCGTCTCTGCCGGGTCGCTGTACAGCACTCGCCAAACTGTCGAGACAGCCCCGCGCTTGATGGTGAACAGGTCCCCGGCTGAAACTGTTGTGCCCTCTGCTGCGGTCCATACGTGCGCCCTGCGAATCGTCTGCCTGTCGGGCTGCTCAATCACTCGCACAGTGCGCGGCAGGCTGCCGCCAGCGGACTTCGTCCACGTGGCACGCTCGCCCAGCTCGTCTGTGTTGAGGATTGCGCAGGCATCAACAGCCATCTGATCTCGCAGGCTCATTTCTGGCCCTTTGCGTCAGCCTCTTCTTTGCTCACCAGCGTGAGATATTTTGCACGGACGAGTTCGGAGAGTTGCTTTTCCAGATTCACCTTGCGGGCGAGCGAGGAAAGCAACTCGATGCGCTGCGGCTTGTCAGTAAAGGTCAGTTTGCCTGACTTTGGATTTTCCTCAGTTCCGGCCGTCACACGAAAGCCGAATTGGCCGTTTGTGGCATTCGGTCCCGCTGTCAATGTCATTGCCTTGAGTGCCATTGTGTTCGCTCCAAATCATCGCCAGAAAAGTGCTGCGGATGTGTGGCGTCACACCCGCAGCCCCGGCAAGCCGTCGCCTGCCGGGTTGCTCAGATTGCATCAAGTGAAGGTGGTGAGAACAGCATTCCACCAGGCACCGTAGCCGATGTTGTATCGAGCGTAGGTGCCCATCTGGAGCTGCTTCATGTTCATGTCATTGGCGCCCTGCACGTTGGCCGTCAGAGACTCGCGATTCTGGAAAATCAGTGGTCGCAGAGGAACGTCAACGCGGAGCAGGTAGAACTTCGCGGCGCTGGTGAGGTGCGTTGACATCACCACTTCCGGCCGGTCAATCACGACGTTAGTGTCACCGCCGCCAGTGAGCAGCTTGTTGAAAGTCTTCTTCGCGATGACTTCCAGCTCCTTCGGCACGAGGCAGACGAACTGCATTCCGCTGTTCACGCCGGTGAGAACGTCTTCATGCAGCGGCTCGCCGTTGTCATCCTTGAAGCCCATCATGGCAGCGCGGGCTGCCTCGTAGGCGCCGAGGAATTCAGCTTCGGTCGGAGTCGTCCCGGTGGCTGCGGCGTAAGTCAGATCGTTCGACTGACTGCCTGAGTCGCCCCAGACGTGGTCTGTGTCGAAGAAGAATTGGCCGTCGAAGCAGGCGGTGCTTTCGCCGTTCATGATTGCAGTCATCAGGAGCTTGTCCGGATGCCGTGCGGCACGCTGAGCCAGAGTTGTCAGGGCACCGTCATAGAGGCCGAGGCGGTCGTCAGCGACGTCCTTTTTCTCGATCTCCAACGAGCCTTCCCACTCCTTGTTCAGCAGGGTGTAGGTCGCCCCGCGGAGCTTGTTGTATTGCCGATCCCCGAGGTACTCGCGGATCGCCGGCATGGCGCCGAGGATGCCGTACTGCTCATCGGCACCATTGCTGGCGACAACAGTACAAATCTGCGGGTAGAACGTCCGCACTGCAGCGGACTCGCGATTGAATTTTGCGGTCAGCGCCCGCGATGCGGCCACTGCTTTTGCTGTATCCAGAGCCATTGCCCTGATCTCCTTTGAAATTGTGAGTGAAAGCGAATTGAATCAGATCAGGAACGACGGGCTTCGAGGTCTGCCACGCGGATTTGCAGGTTGCGAATTACGCTCAGGACAGTATTTGCCTCGTCCTGTGTCGAGAATCCCCAAGCACTGCTGTTGATGGTGTTGGCGATTGCATAGTCAGGCGTGCCGGGGCTCGTGTGCGTGATCGTGGTCAGCGCCGCAACGGGCAGGGCGCCAGTGCCGACGGGCTCAATTTCGACAATCAATTTCGTTGCTGACACGAAGCCCACGCACTTGCCAATTGGAACGCTGGTCGAGCCAATTGAGGTGTTGATGGTGTAGTTATCATCACCGTAGATGATGTCGCCGACGTTGGCCTGCGTGTAGGTGCCAGCGCCCACCAGAACGAAGTCGCCTTCGGTCCACACTTCCACGGTGATGTCACCGTCGCCGCCGCTGCTGTTGTCGGCTTCACCATTGGCGATGCCAACGAAGCCGTTCACGCCGGTGGCGGTGTCGTCATCGGCATAGCCGCCAGTCGTCAAGAAGACGAGCGTGCCGTCGTAGATTTTTGTGGATGCTTTGACCGGGTAGGAACGTCGGTTGCCGTCCTGCCGCTTGATGATCTGATTCTCTGTGACCGCCATCGCGGTGTTCTCCTGTGAAAATGAAAACGGACAGTAACGGGTGTTTCAGTGCTTGGGAGCGTGAGCAATCCACTCTTCTTCACTCATGCCGAACGTCATGCCAAGCCGCTGCTGCTCAGCAAATTCGGCACGGGCTGCAGCATGCGGATCTGCGGTTGTGGTGTCGCCGGTCGCCGGGAGGACAACGTTTTTGCGGACGAGGATTTGGCTCAACGCGGCCTGTGTTTCCTCGACCGTGAAGCCAGCATCCACGAACTGGTTGAATTTCTCCGAGGCTCCTGCAAGATCGCAGAGTGCCCGGATCTTCTTGCATCGCACTCGCTCGGCTTCTGCAAGATCTGCAGTCGGTGTCAGCACAACAGGCGGAGCCGCTGCCGACAATTCGGATGGAGCTGCTGCTGGAGCAGCCGGGGTTTCGGTGATGGTTTCGGTTGTTGATTCGGCGGCCATCGGCTGCCCTTTCGTCGAAAAGTAGCGGTCCAGAAAACCGGCAATTCGCGCCCGGACCACGTCGGGTTCTGCGTCGCCGAAATAAGTGTTCAGCAGGGCTGTTGCCTGTGCTGGAAGATTGCGAAGGTCGGCATCGAGCGAGAAGAATCCGCCGCGGGTTGCGGCTGGCTCATCGACCACGTCAGCCGCTCGCAGTGCCGTCATGCGGATGGGCCAGCGGTCGCTCGGTTGCGGGTTCGGCCGCTTCTCGAATGTCTGCAGGCTGGCCGCGTCGTTGCGAGGCGCCAGGCTCACACCAAACGCCCCAGGGTCGGCTTCCGCCAAATCCATCACGTAATTGCCGAGGTCGCCCTGTGGGCTGGTGAATGCGGCGTCTGCGATGTGCAGATCAGCCCGGAGAGTTTCGCCCTCGATTCGCCAGTTTGCCCACCTGCCGAGATAAGAGCCCATGCCGTCGCTGGACATATTCGGATGCGTGAATCTCGCCTTCACGCCCGTGCGGCTTTGCTGTGCGAGGCTAAGAGCCTGCTGCAGCGTTTCCATGTCCACTGTCCACGGCCTGGCGTCGCCCTCGTTAAGGTCGCCCACCTGCATCATGGACGCGCCGTAAATCACGTTTGCCTGCCGGTCCACACGCTGGGGCTGGTCGCGGATCGCGTCCGTGCGGAATGCGTCTGCTGGCGGTGCTGTGCTGATTGCGGTCGTCATCGCTTGTCCCTCGCTCGCATTTGTGCCTGGACTTTTTCGGACCACGCCTTGCCGGGGTCGCCGCCCCACAATGCCCACGCGATCCGGCCGTTTGACGGAAAGCCGGGCTCTCCGGGGCTGAATCCTTCGCCCTGCTTATCCACTTCGTGCCTGGCAAAAAAGCTCACCATTCGATTGATCGTGCGGGGACTCATTGGCTTACCGTTGCTCAGATCCCGAGCACGGGCCACGCCAACAGCGGTTCCGCCGCGTTTGTATTCGCGTCGCCAGGCAAGCCCCTTGCGGGCCTCCGCTCGCACGCCTGCAGGCGGGGTAAAGTCGATGCCATCGTATTTCGCCAACAGCGCTGCGGTCGCCGTCTGCGTCGCCATGTCGCCCTCTGAGACGGGCTGCCCGTTTGGCGGTGCGGTTGTGTCTGGCGTGTTGTCCGCGCTGTCGTCCGTGGTGTCGCCGAAATCATCAAGACCGAGTTCCTGCCGAAACTCTATCATGCGGGCTTCCATCTCTGCCTTCGCCCGTTGCTCTCGCTCAATCTGCTGAAGCGTCTCGTCAAAGTCGCGGCCACGTGCGGCAAGGCTTTCAGTCTGCGTCGTCAGGCCAGCCTCAATTGCCGCGACGTCTGCCTTCACTTCCTTGTCCGGATCAACCCACGGCCAGCCTGGCGGTATCCATTGATGCTGCAGGAAGTGGTGCCGGTTTTCTTCGTATTTCACTGGATCAACAGGCAGCAAGCCCTGAATTACGCAGCGGTCGATAAAGCGAGCCCACACCTTTCGCAGGACGTGCTCAATCAGTTGGTATTGCCAATTTTTGAACGTGATTCGGCCGTCGATGAGAGCGAGTCGCCCGCCGCTGAAATTGTTAGTGAATTGCTTTGCCAACAGCTCATACGGGTATCGCAGGGCTGCTGCCACGCCGTGCAAAGCCCACTCAACATACGGGGCAAGCGTAGTGCCGGGCCTCGCAGGATCGCTGAACTGGATTGATTCACCATCGCCGAGGTATTGCACGCTCCCCGGGGCGAGGTCTTCGAGATTGCTTTTTACTCGCCCGCCTGCCGCCATTAACACAGGATCTGTCACGCCAGTCACAAATGCCCCATAGCACGCGGCAACCTGTTCGGCCACAAGATTTGCGTGCACGAAATCTTTCAGATCCTTCAGCTTGCCCATCGCCGGAGCAAGCCACGGGACTCCGCGGAGTTGCCCAGGTGTCTGCTCTTCGTAGCAATGCAGGATATCATCGAGGCTGATTTCGTCTTCGGTGAGATCGAGCTGCCGGCTGTCATACGGAAGGCTGCGGCGCACGTATGCGGCCACTGGCCTTTGCAGTGCGTCAAGCCGAAGCCCGAGGCGTCGATTCTCGCCCACCTGATAGCGGCTGTAAGTAATGATCGGAATTCGGCTCGGGCTGACAACCTGAACAGTGAGCGTTGTTGGCCTGTCGGGTCGTTCATCGTCCGCCATGTGCAGCCACGACTCGCCCCAAATCGCGTTGCAGCGTTCCAGCAGCCTCTGCTTTGCGAAGAAACCTTCGGCCTCCGCCCACTTGGCGAAATACCATTCGGACAGCATCCGGAATTCTTCGGCCTGCCGTGGCGTCAATAGCCCACGCTCAGCCTGTACGCGGCATTGCGGGCGAATGCCTGTTCCAATCACGTTATCAACGCGGCCATTGATTGCGGAGGCCGCGAACACGTCGTTGCGGAACAGGTCAACCGCTCGATCAACCAGCGTCTCCAGTTCGTCCTGCAAAGCATCGTTTGCAGTCATCTGGCTGGTGATCCACTTTTCGCCGCGAAGCCGGTCGTTGCCTGCAGCTTCCCACACACTCAGGTTCTCGGCCGCGCGTTCGCTCATTGCCATTCGCAGCTCATGATCTACACGGCTGCGGATGCGTTTTGCTGCGTAACCTGGAGCCACGGCCATCACAACACGATCTAGTCGCGTTGGCTGCCCTGCGGCTGCTATTCGTGCGGTGAGGTCACTCATTGAAACCTCACCAAATTACGGGATGCAGAAAGCCCAGTGCCTGCCTGACGTCGAAGGTCGGCGATGCGTGCGTCGAGTTCGGCCAGCCAAGTGCTGGTCGGCTCTTTCGTCACCATTTGCCCATCGAGCGAGTAACTCACGACGGGCGCACCGCTCAACAGCGCTCCTTCGACTTTGTCGCGGAGCTGTTCAAAGAGGGCGAGACGTTCGGCGGGTGATCGTGCCATGCTGTGTATCGTGCATGGCTGGCCTCAGCGTGCCTATCGCAGCTTGCAAATCGTTTTGCAATTAACGTCGTCTTGACTTCCGTGCCTCTTCGTAGGCAATGGCTGCCGCCTGCTTTGGCGGATAGCCCTCTGCAATCAGCTTCCTGATATTCTCCGCAATAGTCTGCTTCGATCGGCCGGGCTTTAGTGGCACTGCTCCGGCCTCCTGATGATGGTGCTGAAGCGATTGCCGCATTCACAGGCTCGATATTGCTTCCGGAATTCGTCGCTCCGCTGTTGTGAGTAGACAGAAGCAAACTGGCCGCACTGCGGACACATTCCGCCGCCCGGAACTGCGTGCGTTGGTGTGTATTCGCGCTTCTGCGTGTATCGAGGTGAATTCAGTTGCTTCATCGCAGATTCCTCACGAATTTTGCGGGTTTTTTGCCCGATATCACGCCTTTTGCGGCCTGTATTTCGGCCTGCTTTTGACGCACTGCCTCCGCCTGATCGGCATCGTATTTTAGCACAGCGAGCCCAACAAATGCCAGATAGGCGGCATCGAGTAAGTGGTTGCGACTGAATGTCTGCACCCACTTCCGCACCATGCCAGAGCCCACCTGAAACTCTGTGATTTCGCGTTCCGCGGTGAGCTGCTTGGCTACTTCT